CAGTAGACCGGTATGAACCGATCCTGTTGATATTTTTTCACTTCGTCGCTGTGTTGTTCGCTGTGCAACAGTAAAAATTTATTGTATACCGGAACAGCTTTTAAAAAATGCGGCAGGGGGCGAAAAGGTTCAGCCGAAGGCTTTTCCACTGTTTCGTAATAGTCGTAGTCCAAGGGTTCTTGGTCGTTGCAATACAGGGCCGGACACAGTTGTACCGCTGTCCAAGCATGCTGTTTCAGCTGAGTCATGTTGTTGATATTTTTTGACCCGTGCGGATAAAAACGATAAATTATAACACAATCTTCAAATATGCGTTGCGCGATATCTTCGACAAAATGATACAAGCGGTCTAAAGGAACAGTCATCGTGGATATTTAAGACAGATTCTTACCCGGATAAAAAATGATCACTCACTACAAAATTGAACCTTTTTGGGACGACGAATACCAAAAATTACAATACCACCAAGAAAGATTCAACGACCCAGCTCAACTGGCACGCTGGCATGAGCTGGGCTACCAAAACGTGGCCACGGGTTTCATGTGCGACATGCGCAGTCCACAACCCAGCTGGAACACACAGATCGTGTCACAGTTTGTGCAACGAGGTTGGCACAATGTGGGTACCAGTTACTATCGCATGGATCCTGGTTCCATACTGCCTGCACATCGAGATCTTTACAAAAAATACATAGAACTGTTTGATCTGGCTGGCCAGGAATCGCGTATCAGACGGGCTATCATATTCTTGCAGGACTGGCAACCCGGGCACTATGCCGAATATGAAGATGAACCTTTTGTCAAATGGCGTGCCGGCCACGTGGTCGAATGGGTGTATGATACACCGCACATGGCAGCCAACCTTGGCACTGTGCCAAGATACACTTTACAGGTGACCGGATGGGCATGATCGATTCAAGAAACGAATGGAGTCCGTTGCAAGAGATCGTGGTCGGGTCGGCCACTATGGCCAACTGGCCTACCTCAGATCCGGTGTTTGCCACCGAGTCCGAGCGCACGGTCTGGAAGGAAACCGCAGTGCCATCAGGACCAGTTCCGCAATGGATCGTAGACCAAGCCAACCGTGAACTGGATGCCTTGGCTGAAACCATAGTGCGGTATGGAGCCACGGTACGCAGACCTGAACCCATGGACTTTGTGGCCCTGGGTGGCATGTACAATTACTGTCCTAGAGATCGATTGCTGATCGCCGGAACTACCGTGGTCGACTGTGCCATGATGTATCCGTGCCGAGATCAAGAAATAGAAGCCTTGCGAAAAATAATTGGTGATACCAAGGTGATCACCATGCCCAGAGATTCCGGCATGACACTAGATGCAGCCAATGTGTGCAGATTAGGTGATACCTGGTTGTTCCTGGAAAGTGCCAGTGGCAATCGTAAGGCCTACGAGTGGTTGTGTGATCAGTTTCCCAACATCAACATCGAGCTGTGCAATTTTTATGCAGGTGTGCATATCGACAGCACCATAGTTCCTGTGCGCGAAGGCCTGGTGTTGCTGAATGGTTCACGGGTGACTCCAGACAACTGTCCACGAGCTTTCCTAGATTGGGAAAAAATCTACATCCACGATGTGGTAGCACAAGATTTTTATCAATATCCCTATGCATCAAAATGGATAGGATTAAATATGTTGATGCTAGATCCTGAAACAGCCATAGTAGATTCGGCACAAAAAAATCTACACCTGAGTTTGAAACGCCGTGGCATCACAGTCATACCCATGACTCTGAGTCACAGCCGCACCTTGGGTGGCGGATTCCATTGTGTGACACTGGATACCAGGAGACAGGCATGAATATCAGTTGGGTATTGGCTGACGCGACAGCATTAGATCCCACACAGGATCTGGAAACACTCAAACACATTGGTGCTTTTTGGGGCAGCTGGCGAACCTGGCGTGCTTACCAAACCGATAACGTGATCTGTCACGATCTAGGCAAGGCCGACGAACTGCTCAAACGAGCTTTCCAGGCCGCTTGCAACATGTACATACCAAATTCCATTTACACAGCACTGAACCGTCCCTTGGGTGTGCGGGTCTACCAAGGAGACTTTGTGCATGACATCGTTCGCCGAGAAGAAATCGTGGCCCTGCATCTTGCAGCCAGTCACAGTGACATAGTGTTGTTATTGGGATTCGACCTTGCCGAAAAACCAAAAAATCCAGATCGCTTGATAGAACATCAGGCACAGCATTATCGCGGACTGGTCTCGCAAGTCATACGCGACAACGCCAACACCCAATGGGTCTTGGTAGATCACCCTGGACAACCGCACCCGACCTTGGCCAGCTTGCCAAATCTCACACAAGACACATTAGATAATGTGTTTAAATTATTGGCGGAATGACCATGGAAGATTTTATCAGAGTTTGGCCCAACAAACTTCCACAGTATCTTTGTCAGCGTGCCATACAGGCATTTGAAGAGATCGTACAAGAACCGCACTATCAAGATCATGTACACAACAATGCCAAACAGTTCAGTGAGTCATCCAATCTGGGTCGGCGAGATCTGGCCATTTTCCTACAGACCGACGTGTTCAATCAATGCGGACTGTGTGATGAAATACTGGAATATCTACACAGTTCGTTCTTGGAATACATCGAAGAATTTGGTCAATACAAATCCATGTCCCTGTCCAACCGATATGATTTCAAAATGCAAAGAACCTTGCCTCTGGGCGGATATCATGTGTGGCACTACGAAAGCGACAGTGCCGAACGCCTAGTCAGACACTTGGTTTGGATGATCTATCTCAATGACATGCCAGTCGGGGAAGCCGAAACCGAATTTTTGTATCAAGGTCGACGATTGGCTCCCGCCCAGGGAACCATAGTACTTTGGCCCGCTGGACCTACCCATATACATCGAGGAAATCCGGTTTACAGTCAAGCCAAATATATCTTGACCGGATGGTACGATCGGATGCCGGACAATTGACAACAATCCAAATAAATCGTACAATAGTGTTTTTACTACTGGTTGGACGTTTATCATGAAGAGAATCGGTTTCTGTTGCAAATGGCTCAATGACCCTAGCGAATGTGGTGGCATGAAAGTGAATGCAGTGGATCGAGACCTTAACGGACGCAGTACCACCATGCGTTGGTTGCGTGAACATCCGGCCGAAGCCGAACAACGACAGTGGGACATCATGAATCACAACACCGCGGCTGCAGTCCGGCTGATCGAGCGTGTGGCCACATTGCCACCTGAACGCAGGATGGTACGTCTGGGTTCGGAAATGCTACAGGGCTATACCGAGAAAGACTGGAAAACCTGGTGGCAACAACCAGACATACAACGACATCTTGAACGAATATTTGCGCCCATCGGCGAAACAGCACGTAGACTGGATGTGAGGCTGAGCTTCCATCCCGGACAGTTCTGTGTGCTGGCAAGCGAAGCCGAAGAAATAGTAAATAGAAGCATAGAGGAGTTTGAATACCATGCAGATATGGCAAGATGGATGGGGTACGGGAAAACCTTCCAGGATTTCAAGATCAATGTACACATATCGGGTAAAAGAGGTCCAGCCGGTATTCGCTCTGCCCTCGGACGGTTATCTCCCGAGGCCCGAAACTGCATCACCATCGAAAACGACGAAATGTCCTGGGGTCTCGATGCCAGCCTTGAGCTGGTGCAAGACTGTGCCCTTGTGCTCGACATACATCACCACTGGATCAGAACCGGCGAGTACATCCAACCCACCGATGATAGAATTAAGGGCGTGATTGAAAGTTGGCGTGGCGCGAGACCGGTCTTGCACTATTCGGTGTCGAGAGAAGATGTATTAGTCGACCATTGCCGCAAGACCATGCCCGATCATGCCATGCTGTTGGAGAGTGGTCACAAGAAACAACGACTACGGGCACACAGTGATTTCTACTGGAACGAGTCAGTTACTGACTGGGCATTGTCATTCTGGGATCAGTTTGACATACAGTGCGAGTCAAAATCTAAGAACCTTGGATCTGAACAGGTGTACGAACGTGCAAAAACGCGAATGTTGGCCGCCGCCTGAAGGTTGGACCCAAGTGGTCGTGCCCTGGAACACCATGCTAGATCACAGTGATCATGCACCAAATGACATCATTAACTGGGTTGACAATCATCCCGGAGGCGAGTATCACTTGCATGGCTATCGATCTATAGAAGGATTTGCTTTTAGATTTAGCAATCCTGATGATGCTTTACTTTTTAAATTGAAATGGAACACACAATGACTATTACTGTATTTGTAGGCGATAACGATCCAGGCTTGGCCACTGTGGCCCGAAAGACAGATCCCAAGGCCTTCCTGGTCGATCATAAAAATTACAAAAAATTTTTATCTGGCCACTATTCAAACGATGTCACAGTGTATACTTCATTTTCGGATCTTCCAAAAATCACAGCCCGTGACGCAGTGCTGTTTGAAATATTGAAAAAAGCCGACGTTGTTTTTTATTGTCCACCTGCCAAGTGGAGTGACCACTGTAATAATTTCAGTTGGAACAGCAATCAAACCATAACAGAATATTTCCTATATCATGCAAAATTGATCAACAACAACGTGCATGGGCTGGATCTGACAGGTTATCAAAATTCTGATTATCTTGCCTTGTCCGAATTGCGCAAGACAGAGGCCAAGCAATTATGGGTCGCCGGTGGCAGTTTGCCACATGGAGCTGGAGTATCTGCGGATGAACGATTTGGAGCATTGATTTCAAAAAAACTCGATCTGGCTGTGAGTCATCTTACCAAACCCGGATGCAGTATTGAGTGGGCTCAGGATCAAATTCTTAGGTCCGACATAAGAACCAACGACATAGTGGTATGGCAACTGAGTCCCGAAACCCGGGCGCCCAAGGTCATCAACAAAAAAGTGGTGGCCGAGAAAAATCCTGACATACTGCTGGACGAAACTAGCCTGTATCGAGCCTTGACCAGTGTGCATCGGGTGGTTAATTTTTGTAAAAAAATATCAGCTCAATTGGTCATACTACCAGGTGGCTGTTCCGAACAGCTACAACTACTAATACACAATCTAGATGAGTACTATCAATTTCCTTACCAAACGCAGAGTTTGGACAAAGGAACCGATAATATTCATGCAGGACCACAACAACATCGGGTCTGGGCCGAGATCATATGCGACCATTTGTTAAAGGACTGATATGAATATATTTTTGCAGTTACAGGAATCCTGGAATTACATCAAAAGAGACTATCAGGATTGGCCGTTACGATTCTGTTTAGAAATAGCAGGCTGGCTGGGCAGTCTTGGTTGTGCCATTGGCATGACTGTTTACATACACAATCCACCGTTACTGCCACTGTATTCTGTTTGGGTGGCCAGTACTGTGATCTACACTTGGGCTGCCTGGACCCGCGGCAGTTTTGGCATGATGGCCAACTACTTTTTGCTATTTTGCATCGACAGCATCGGCCTATTACAGCTGATACTTTATTGAGCCTTTTTTGCTCGTGGCTTGCGTGCGGTTGCTTTAGCAGCAACTTTAGGCTTGGCCGCTTTTTTTGGTTTTGCAACAGGTTCAGCCGGA